GCATATCCTGAAAGGTCTATATCATCCGAGATTGACTCTGGTTCAATCGTCTGAATGTCTGTACCTTGGAGCACCTGCATCTTACGAAACTTGGGGTCTGTAGGGCGAGAAAGGTCGGCCATGATGATACCCTCTGGTGTTTGAAACGCAGCCCGTGGATAGGGAATCCCGATGTTACGATACGGAAGGTTTGTAGTGTCGGTATCATCAAGCGATGTAGCAAGTTGCCATGTTTTTAGTTTATGGAGACAGTATTCAATTGTATTGATGTTGAAAACAGCCATTAAGTTTCCTCCACCATCATCCTGTCGGAAGTTCTTTGCCTGTCCATTTGCAAATGCTGTCGAAAAATCTAGGATACCTGTAGAGGTAGCGTCCTCCCAATAGTATGAGCACGTTACCTGTCCTACGGTTACATGATTAAAGGTAATAGCATACGCGCCTGTTGCATAGTTTATCGTACCTGTACTCCCTGCATTGCCTACAAGATTCCCGTTACGATCATCAATCAATATCTCCCCTGTTGCTTCCGTGACTTGTAGGTACATTATGGTTCGTTTCGCCGCAATCCCCGCTAAAGTCCCTGAGTATGCGGTACTACCCGACGCACCAAGAACTTCACCAGTAATCTGTGTAAAGTCTGAGAGTTGGTCTTTGTCAATGTATGATAAGTAAAGTCCCGTCTTGTCATTATTCCCTGCAGAATCTCCGTTACGCTGTCCAGCAAAGGCTCGGTTCTGTCCTATATGAAAAACCCCCCATCGATAATTGGTGACTACTTGGTCAACAGCACTTCCTGGATTCGATGTTGGTATCTTGTATACGCTAGAGTTTGGTGAACCACAGTACATAAAAGAGCCGGCAAGCCCCTGATATCCCTTAAACCACACATCTTCTCCGTTTGCCAATGTTGGTAGTATGTCTGTCCCCAGTTCTATCCCTTCGTCTGTAACAGAGTCATAATACTTTATCTTTCTACCGTGAGAATAAAAAGGTACAGAAACGCCATCATACCGAAGTCCAATACCCAATCCGGTTACTTTCCCAATACCTTCTACTTCTGTAGCACCAAGACGCACATACCCCCTGCGTAGTGAAATAGAGTCTTTAAAACTACTGGTAATCCAGTTCTTTGAGTCTGGGCTATACCCTGCCTTGAGCGTTTTTATATCTTTAACGGAAGTCTGTAGTCCGTAGAATTTGTCAACTACGTAATCGAGCATAGTTAATCTCCATAACGGTTAATCGCTCCCGCGCGTGGGTAACCCCCCGGGAACTCTGTTGGGTCGTTACTCTGAATACTTGCCAAAGCCTTCTCATTATCCCACTTTTCCATGGCATTCTTGAGTGCATCAAGCGTTGCTCTATTCTCGGGGAGCATGTTTCTGTTGATGTCGTCATAATCAATCGCCCCTCTGTTGATTCCAATGGCGTAATACCCAAGAACAGGCAAAAAGCGTGACGGGAAGTTTGTCCATATTGCAGAGGTACTTTCGAGGTCAAGCGCGGGTGATGTACTCATGTACGGTATGTGTAGCGTCCCGCTAAAAGGCACCACCCCGTTTAGGTACAATGTCTTTGAGTTTTCATCGTACACACAAGTATGTGACACATCTTTGTATTCAAGTCTTTGGTCAAAGGTTTTAAGGATGTAGTCCTCTTTGCGGTCATTTCCATCAAACAGTTTAATAACCACACCATCCTGATTCATATAAAATCGTGAGAAATCGGTGATTGTAGAAAGGTCAATCGCTGTCTGCCATGTGTTTCCGGTTGTGACTGTTTTACTTGTGTCAGTCTTTCGTAATACCATCCATGGTCGCTCCTCCTCTATAATTGTACGCGCGTTGTCCACCAACACATCAAGTAAATCTGCATCAATCGATGCACCTGCGTTTAGTGCGGTGATAAAATCTACCAAATTTTCTCCTGTTGAAATCATATAGAAATTTTACTTAAATCAAATGGTTTCTGTTCTTCTTCTTTCTTTTTCACTGGTTCTACAGTCTGCCCTTGCATTGTTGTTGGAGTAAGTGAAATACCAAAGGTTGTTGTCTTTATCATCTCTGCTATTTGCTGTGGCACGTCTTTTAGTACCACCGTAGAGAGCTCGTCAACCATCTTTGAAAGGTCTGCCCGTGTAATTTCATTCGTGTCCCCCATGTCCTGTAACTTTTCAAGAATTGGGGAAATATCAGTAGGCTCTGTTACCTCTTTCTCACTTACTGCGCTTAGAATCGATTGTAGAGCGTTAAATAATGGCTGAAAATCAACCTTTTCTGGTTTCTCTGGTTTTAGTGCTGTTTTGAGTTCATTGATTGCAGAAAGAACCTCATCCCATCGTGGAGGTTCTTCTTGTTCTTCCTGCTCTGGTGTTTCCTCTACTTCTGATGCCTTTACTTTTGACTCCTCTATCTTTGCAAACTCTTCCTGAATAATCCTACGCACTGTGCGTGAATCTACCCCACCACCTGCCATTCCGCCCCCGAAGTTTCTCTCGCGGTCTGCTACTAGGTACGTGTTTTCCTCATCTCCATAGTTCTGGTTCTTCGTGGTATACCCACTATCGCTATATACCGAGGTTACAATCGAGATATAGAATCCTTCTCCACTTGGGTCTGGTGGTACTTTCCAATCTGCTTTAAATCGTTGTCCTCCTTTATCAGTCAAGTCTAAAGTAGCCAAGATTGTATCTGTGTACGCATTACGAATGACAGCGCGCACATAGTTAGTATCAGAGTCTAAGTGATTAGCTATCTGTCGTACTAATGTGAAGTTTCCGGCTGTTCGTAATGTAAGCATGTTTAGAATGAGAACTCAGAGATTGTAATAGTCGTTGATGCGCCCGCTGCTGCAACAATCTGTCCACATCCGTAAATTTCTGCATCATACGCCACTGTAGTTGACGCTCCCTGTAGGTGGCCGGCTGTTGGTGATACGTTGAATGTCGAACTCGCTTGGAATGAGATTGAGATTGGCTGTGTATATGTAGTGATTACACGGCTTCCGCACATTGCTCTCTCGTAAAAAAGAACTGTGTCTGTTTGAGGCCCTACAGTCGTAGTAGCCATTGAGTTAATACGAACTTGATAATTTGGAAACACTGCATCTGCTTTTTGTATTCCAAAGAGCGCAATAGCGAAAGCAATTACAACTACTAATGCTACGATTTGTACTATGTTTTTATAGGTTGTGTTCATAATATTATGTTTAATTGTAACCTCCCTATCCCCAACCCCATGTCGATGGGGTCAGAGTAGAGAGACTAGTTACAGCTTGATGAGCTGGTTGCTAGGTTTCCAAGGGTATTCACATACCAGTAGACTGCTGTTCCGTCATACTTATAGACAGTAAGGCATGTTCTACCGAGGTTTGTACTTGATGTAGCTGAGCTTGAGCCTACAGTGATACCTTCTGTTACCGTAATTGACGGTACTGTTCGGTCTGTAAGTTCATACACGCCTGCAAGGTTTTCTCCTCCATTCATCGACACCGAGAATAATACGCTAACTATAACTCCCAGAACGACGAGTCCAATTGTTTGAATTGTAGTCATAGTGTATGAGTTAGTTATTAGTTAGGTGTCGTATCTGATGCGGTGAAGGTATCTGAACGTACTGACAACGCTACAATCATTGGAGCCTGGTCTTGGAAGACCTTGATTCCGTATACTGTCCATGCGATGTAGTCACGACCAATCTTGCCTGATACAAAATTTTCCTCCATTGATGGATCCTTCTGAACCACGAGTGAAAGTGACTTTGAGAGAGCAAAGAGAGGGTGAATAATCTCCTTTCCTGCGGTGAAGACGTTACCTGCTGCGGTAAAGGTCTCTGATACTTCTACTGTACCCCATCCTGAACTCACGAGAGTAAGAAGGTTTGTACCAGTGTTGTATGAAGCTGTGATGTTCTTGAGCTTTCGGCGGTCTGCTGCTGATACGTCGATGTAGTTGTCTACACCAGGAGTACCAGTACCGTTGATAAGTTCTACAAGACTTGCTGCTGCATCATCGACTGCTGCTTGGATTGAGTAATGACCTGCTCCAACTGCTGCACCATCCGCGTCTGCGGTAAGTGTAACGCCATTGATAACGAGTGTATCGGTATCAGTAGGAATTGTTGGAAGTTCAAGTGTTGCTGTCCATGCGAGAGAGTTTGATACAAAGAGTTCAAATCCCATGAAGTAACCAGCGTATCCGTTTCGAGATACTTGGTCGCCCAAGAGAGTGTCCTTTCCACCGAGGTAGAGTTCAATGTACGAGAGCATCTCTGGTGAGATGACTGCAATTGGCATACCCTCTGGTACCTCCAACTTCACTCCACCCTGGAATCGCTTGTTGTACACAACGTTGTTCAAGCGAAGTTTCTGCATCGCAGTAACAAACACTGTCGCAATATTTGAAGCGGTGAGTGTAAAGCCGTTTCCTGCTGTACCTGAGAAAGAACCATCGTCGAGAGTAGTTCCTGCACCTTGGTACGCTGCAAGAAGAACGTCGCCATCAATCTGATTGATAAGCGCGTTCGCAAGTTTGCGTCCGTACTTTACCTTGAGAGGAAGGTGAGCCTGTAACTCATCAAGTTTCTTGATGTAGATAGACGCTTCCTTCTCCTTGTTAATAACGAGGGTCTCTGCAGTGTCAGTAATCGCCTGAGTTGAGTAACTTCCGTCTCCACCCATATCGTTTACTTGTACATCTGACGCGTATGAGCGTGAGATTGTTTGACCTTTTACAAGGTCTGACTCCAATCGAGTATCTGCAAGAATCTGATATACAGGTTCTTTGAAGTGACTCATCTGGTACTCTTTCGAGAACACAGTCTGGAACGTCATAGTGTTCGGATTTGCGGCCATAAAATTAAGGATTAAATTCTTTTAATCCAAAAGAGTTATATCAAGAGGCTTTTTCCGCGTGCATCTTTCACAATTCCTTCACCACTCGTAAACTTTTTGTATCCGTCTTCCCATATTTCGCGCTCTTTCATGGACATTTTGGAATAGTCAGCATTCGGGTCAAACTCAAATGAGTCATCCACAACATCTTTCCTTTCCTTAGTTTCCATCCCGCGCTTCTTGGGGGATACTAGTTTCGATAGTTCGGTCTTGTTTTTGAAGATAACGTAGTCAAGTTCCTTATCGTGATACTCTTTCGTGTGAGAGAGTTCATCGACTCGGGCTTTAATCTTCGCTATTTCTTCCTCTGATGCGTTTGGTAGTGTCTCTCGGAGCGTAGGGAGTGCTGAGGTAAATTCTTCCTCAAAACGTGATTTCTCAATTACTTTAGAGTTTTCCCGTTGCCATGCTTCAAACTTTGCAAGTTTTTCTGCTATGGCTGGGTCTGTCTTCGGTGCATCTGCAAGAAACAAATCGCGCATTTCCTCTAAAGCCTGTGGGTCTGCACCAATTTTCTGTGCAAACTGTTCGAGTTTATTAGTTGCTTCTCTTTTTTCTTGCGGAGAATCTGCGTTTGAGACGGCATCAAGTTTTGACCTGAGTTCGTCTCGCTCTCTCTCTGCTTGCTCGCGTAGTTCTTTCTCTGATTTCAACTCGGCTTTCTTGTCCTTGTATTCATCGTAGATAGAACGTTTGTGTTGCTCTTTTGGTTCGTTTTCTGTGGGTTCAGTTGTCTCTGGTTCCTCTTTACTTTCTTCTTTTGGTTCCTCGGTTTCAACTGGGGGAGTTTCTTCGGCTGGTATGTCAGTGACATCTACTCCTGCTTCTGCTAACTCCTTCTTGTATTCTTCTTCGTTCATAGATTGTTTAAAGTCTCGTTCTACGAGAGATAGGTTTTAACGTCCTATAACGGTGCAATTCTAAAGCCTGATTGCTAGGGAAAGGATTGTATCCTTTATTGGTGGCTCCATTAAGCCACCTAAAATTACGCAATAGTTCCCCCTCTCTTCTCTGCAAACTCATGTGCGAGTTCTGCAAAGTTTTCTCCATGTACTTCCTTTGAGTATGTACGAGTACCTCCTCGGTACGTAACCGTAGCAGAAGTACGGACAGCCTTAGCCGCTTCTTTTTCTGCTTCTTTCGCAGCCTTAGCCGCTTCTTTTTCTGCTGTTGATGTCATAAGATTGTTTATATTTATAATTGTCTCTATTCTATATTTTTATGCGTGCTATGTGGCGGATATAGCGCGCTTAATCTCGCTCTGTATCTGTTGCATTGCGCCCTTCGCATCTTTTTCGGTGATGGAGAGTATGAAGGTACAAGCATCTTGCTTTGCCCACAATGACATACGCTCTTTTTCAGTGAGGTTCCTGTTCTCTGCTAGTTGCATTGCAAACTCTCTGTATGATTCCTTCATCTTCTTTGCAATGTCACGAGTTATGTCATGATTTTGCCATGAGAGGTATAACTCATTGTGAATAAGCCCCTGCTCCCACTCTTGCAAGAGTTTCTCATTATCCTCGCGGTCTTCACTATCAATATCGTTTGATAAGAATTGTGCTTTGATTATTTCAAGTTCTTTCATAGTTACACTGCTTGCTCTGCCATTGACATTGCGCGTGACATTCCTCCTGACATTCCTTCATTCGTCGCCTGTGATTCTTGTGGTTGTGGCATTTCTTCCGCTTGTGGCATTGTTGTTGCCTGTTCGGACACTTTACGCTCAATATTTGTCTTCACAATGTCCGTATGGCTCATGGCGTAGTCAGTCATTACCTTGTACTTACCACCAAGTGTACTCCTCTTATCGTCTGCGTAATCCTTAATCTTCTGCATGAAGGCGATCGTCGCACCATACCAAAGTTCTGGAGTCTCATCTCGTAGCATCATCTCAATAGCCACACTTGCCTTTGCAATGGACTTTCTATCTGAGTATGTCTTTATATCCAAGAACTCTGCCACTTCCAAATCATCGTATTCACCTACAGAACGAAGTATTTCCTCATCGCGTTTCTTCCCGTTTACATTCGGGCTATTGACAAGGAGAGAAAGTGCCTCTGAGCGTCGTTTTGCCTTAATCTCACTGTCCTGCATCTGTTGCTCGGTAGAGATAATCATCACGTTGACATCCTTCTTTGGATCAAGATCAAGTCGTGTAATCTCATCCCAATCCCATCCTCCCTCACCAAGTACCTTAATCGCCATGGTAGAGGGCATATGGTCTTTGAGTCCATAGATAAAACGCTTTCCGAGGTCGGCCATCATTCCTTGGAATGGCTTTGAAGACCAGCCAATACGCTTTGATACTGACTTTTGTTCTGCAAAGGTAACGGATGCTAGTTTTGATGAATCCTGGACAGAGCCTTGTGAGAGGTCTGATGCCCCTGTGTTGCGTCCTACAGTCCCCGAAATCCAGTCAATAAGGTTTACAGTGCCTCCAAGTTCCCCTACTTTAAACTCATAGATACCCTCTGAAATGCGTCGTGTTCCACCTTTCGTGTCTGCAGGCACCAGTGCATCGGGGCGGTGTTGTGCTTCATCGAGTTTGCGTACATCGGTGAACATATCCTTGTCATACGCACGTGCTCCGAAGTTACGTTTCTCTCGGTTGGTGAGTTCCTGATTAAACATAGCGACAATAGCGTCTGCTGATGGGTACATGTCATCTCCAAATGACTTACTCAAAAAGTTTTCATCACTTGGGTGTGTTGCGTATGAAATCCATGGGAAAAGGTCTGAACTGTATGTATCGGTAAGACGTTCAAAACGTATCCATGTTTTCGTCCATGGGTGGAAACATAGGTAATATCGCTTCCCGTCTATGTTGAGCACGTGATTTGCGAGTTTGTACACTGATTCGCCCACATACGAGTGGTCTTCCGCATTTAGTCCGAGTGCTTTGAATCGATTTAATTTCTCGCCCATGGTTATAGAACCGGACGGAAGATAGTCTCGGTCAGCACATCGTGTGATGAGCGTGTGTACTTGTTTTTTATCAAAGTAACCAGACATTGCACCCGCAATGAGTTCCGATTTTGTTTTCTCTACATCCTCGGTTCCTGCAAATAAGTGGTTTTCTAGTTTGCCACCTCCTCGTGGTTGAAAGTTAAAGTTTGAAATACCAATGACATCAAGTTCTGAATAGTACTCTGGGTCGCTTCCCACTTGGTACTCAAGAATAGCCCTACCGCCAATAATAGCCTGTGCGCGGGCAAGTGTTAGTTTCTCATCCCATTTGCTGTTCTCTGCACTATCGAGTACTTGATTTTGATATGCACCGTTTAGTTTCTGTACTTTGAAATAGTCTGATGCGTCCCCTTCCTTAAACTTGAGTTGAATAGAGGTATCGTAAAGGGCATTGAGTGTGTCCACCATTCCTGCAAATACTGGAATAGGGACATTGAACAACTGTCTTAGTTTCTTTGGTACTTTTCCATCATATAAATCCCAATACTTCTGAATCCGAGTCATGCGTGGCTTTTTAAAATCATAGCAAGCCATTACTTGATTTGTTGCCACGTCAACTGCTTTCTGGGCAAGTTGGTCTTTCGATAAGTTTTTATATTGTGACTCTAATGAAAGGAGAGATTCCTCTGCTGTTGAGTCTGAAGTAGAATATTCCATAATAGCCATACTACTACTTCAGTATTTGTTTGTGGCGTAATTGACGCTGATGACATCTTTTACAAAAACCCTTGGCATGGTGGTCAACAATGCAAAACGGTATAGAACACGATATACACCGGCCCGTCCTATTGTTTTTTGGGTAACGTATATCCTGTACGTACAAGCAGTAAGTACATGGCTGGTATTGAAGAAGCAACTCTCTTGCCTTCGACTCTTTGAGGTTGGGAATAAAGAACTGCAACTCGCACCGTTCACAACGTTTAGTTATAAAAGAAGGTCTACTCATCTAAAAGCGGGGACTCATAAGGCTCTTGAATAAACGGCTGTACACATCCATTCGGGCACTGGTACCCTTTGTCGGGGTCTAACTCACACTCATCGTGGCTGAATAGTTGATGGCATATTTTGCACCTGAAAAAGTCATCCCTGTTCATTGATAACACTTGCTAGGATTGATAAATCAGTGATGTTGAGTACATTATCTTTGTTCATATCCCCGCGCATGTTTACTAGCCCAAGCGCATATAAAATAAAAAATAAACCTAACCACCCAACAGCAAATCCAGATAAAAATTTATCCATATATTTATTCTTCTAACCCTGACCTACTATACGCAGGTTGTTGATAATTACTCTCCACTTCTCGCTTGACTGTAGCGAAGTCCTTCATCCAGTAGGCAATCGCACAGGCTATTAAAAGGTCAAAGTGTCGTGTGGTAAGGCGTACATCATCGTCTCTGTCCATAAGGTCATCACGGGTATACGAGCGCATTTCTGCAATCAAATCCTTGTCTGATAGCTCTAGGTGCCCGTCCTCTACGGCTTTCTTGAGTG